TTCATCAAACGTGGGCTGATGCAGAAGCAGATATTAACGGATTCCATACAGTTAAATTGCATTGGACAGTACATCCAGAACGCGATCAAGATTGGAGAGATGAACAAACACGATTATTAGGTGAACGTGGAGCAGCTCAAGAATGTGACTGTGACTTTGTTAGTTCAGGACATACAGTAGTTGATGGTCCGTTATTATTAGAATATGATACGCAAACTTCAGATCCAATTGAACGTCGAGGTTTTGATGGAAACTATTGGGTATGGGAATATCCAGACTATTCTAGAGATTATATGGTAGTGGCTGACGTTGCTCGAGGTGATGGTGGTGACTACTCTGCATTTCATGTATTTGATGTACAAGATGTTCGACAAGTTGCTGAGTATAAGGGAAAGATTCCGCCGAATGAATTCGGCAATATGCTTGTAACAGTTGCAACAGAATGGAACAATGCATTGCTAGCAATTGAAAATGCAAACATTGGATGGGCTGCAATTCAACCAGCATTAGACCGTGGATATCAAAACTTGCATTATACATATAAAGACGACGGTTATACCGACGCAGATGTACAATTGAAAAAAGGTTATGATATGAAAGATAAAAGTCAAATGGTACCTGGAGTTACGACATCAACTAGAACTAGACCATTAATGATATCAGCCTTAGAAATGTATATGCGTGAAAAATCTCCTATAATTCGCAGTAAGCGCTTAATACAAGAGCTATTAGTATTTATATGGCTAAATGGTAAAGCACAAGCACAACAAGGTTATAATGATGATTTAGTAATGTCATTTTGTATCGGACTTTGGTTACGTGATACTGCATTAAAATTACGTCAACAAGGAATTGATTTAAATAAGCGAGCATTATCATCATTTCAAAAAACTAGTCCTGTTATATATACTGGCACTAAAAATAATCAAGATAATGGTTGGTCTTGGAACAACGGCCGTGATGATGAGTCGTTAACGTGGCTTATTCGCTAAAACACCCATGGTTCTGTAATTAGTTATATTTATATAAAAAAGAAAATATGGCGTCATTAAGAAAACGTTTACAGAATCTATTTAGTACCAATGTAATTGTTAGAGCATATGGAAAAGATCAGCTACGAGTAGTTGATACAAACCGTTTACAATCAGTAGGTAATTTAGGTCAAAGTAAAGTTGCAGATAGATATACTCGTCTGCATGGAGCAAATAAACACCGCGTAGGTGGAATGGGTGGATATGATTCAAACTATTATATGCACCAAAATCGTATGCAGTTATATGCTGACTACGAAATGATGGATAAAGATCCAATTATTAGTTCAGCTTTAGATATCTATTCAGATGAATCTACATTAGCTGATCAGTTTGGAGAAATTTTAACTATTAAAACTAATAACACTCGAGTACAAAAAATACTTTATAACTTATTTTATGATGTTTTAAACATTGAGTTTAATTTATGGACATGGATTCGAAACATGACCAAGTATGGAGATTTCTTTCTTAAATTAGATATTGCAGAAGAAATTGGAGTATTAAACGCACGGCCGTTCTCTAGTTATGAAATGGAACGTTGGGAAGAATATAACGAAGCAACGGGTGAATACGATATTAAATTCAAAAATATTGCATCTGAGCAAATGACATATGATACGTTTGAAATTGCACATTTCCGTATGTTATCAGATTCTAACTTCTTACCATATGGTAGATCTATGTTAGAAGGAGCTCGTAAAGAATTCCAAAAATTAATGATGATGGAAGACGCAATGCTTATACATCGTATAATGCGCGCTCCAGAGAAACGTATTTTTAAAATTGATATTGGTAATATTCCGCCAAATGAAGTTGATACTTTCATGGAAGCAATTATCAATAAAATGAAAAAGATTCCACACGTAGATCCACAAACAGGAAATTACAATTTAAAGTTCAATCTTAACAACATGTTGGAAGATTATTACTTACCGGTGCGTGGAGGACAGTCATCAACTCAAATCGATACATTACCAGGTATGACTTTTACCGGAATGGATGATATTGAATATATCAAAGACAAAATGATGGCTGCACTTAAGATTCCAAAACCATTCTTAGGGTATGCAGAAGCAGTTGAAGGTAAAACTACATTAGCTTCTATGGATATTCGTTTTGCTAGAACAATCGAACGTATACAAAAAATTGTAGTATCAGAATTAGTTAAAATAGCTATAGTACATTTATATGCACAAGGATTTGAAGGAGAAGAATTAGTTGGATTTGAATTAGAATTAACAGCACCATCAATTATATACGATCAACAAAAAGTTGCGTTAATGAATGAAAAAATAACATTAGCAAACGCAATGAAAGATAGTAAATTAGTTTCTGACAGATACATATATGAATATATTTTCAATATGTCTCAAGAACAATGGCTACAAGAACGTAATGATGTTATTGAAGATCTTAAATTAAGATTCCGTCAAAATCAAATTGAGCAAGAAGGAAATGATCCATCAGTAACCGGAGTATCATTTGGAACGCCACATGATTTAGCAACAGTTCATATGTCGAGTAATGAAGTTGATGAAAAGAATGTCGGGGGAAGACCTAAAGAAGGAATTAAGTTTGGACAACATAAAAATGCGTTTGGATGGGATCCAACCGGAGCAAAACAACTTAAACAAGACTTTGACCCGGAAAATCAACGAACAGCATTTCAACCAGATCCTAAATTTAGAAATCAAGCCGGAAGTGTAGCAGTAGAAAGTTTTGTAAAGAAATTATCATCTAATAAAAGTAAAGTATCGATTATTACAGAATCATTAAAGTCTTCTACTAAAACTGAAAATGATTTAGATGCTGGCACAATGTTAGATGAAAACAACATTTTATAATTACAAACATATTTATTTTAAAATTAAGGCACCGCACAGACTATGAAGAAACTAAAACATTCAAAATACAAAAATACAGGTATTTTATTTGAAATGTTAGTTAGAAAATTAACTTCAGAAACATTGTCATCAAATAAATCGTCAACGATTGATATTATTAAAAAGTATTTTGGTAGAAATACCGAGCTTTCAAAAGAACTACAACTTTACAATGCACTTGTTAAAGAACAATTTAGAAGTGAAGCTCAAGCATTAGATTATATTCGTACGGTTAAATCTGCATATGATAATTTAAATCAAGCAGTTTTAAGACGTCAACGTTATAATTTAGTAAAAGAAATATCTGATAAATTTGTTTTTGATGATATGGCTAAAATGCATATCAATAATTATAAAGTATTAGCATCAATTAATATGATTTTCGAATATGCAGAAACAGCAAATCCAAAACAATTATTAGAATGTAAGAATGTAATTATTTCGCATAATATAGTGTCAGAGCGAGTACAACCGACACGTGATACACTTATTGAAGCATTTGAATCTCAACCTAAGGATATGCGTTTATTGTCATATAAAATTTTAGTTGATAAATTTAATGCAAAGTATTCTGGGTTAGACGAATCACAAAAACAATTGCTTAACAAATATATTACACACGTTAATGACACAGCTGCATTACGAGAATATGTTCAAACAATTATTCCAACTATTAAATTAGATCTAGCAAAACAAGCAAAATCAATTACAGACCCAGCAACGCAAATTAAAGTGTCTAAATTGTCAGAAATGCTTTGCAATGTAGAATCTATGAAAACTATTAAAGAGTCTCATGTATTATCATTGTTACGTTATTTTGATTTAGTTCGCGAATTAAAGGAGATGCATTAATGAAATCATTGTTAAGAGAAATGGATGAAAAATTCCGAGTTCATGAAGAAACATGTGACTGTGGACAGTCTGATTGCCTGATTTGTAATCCGGAAGACCTTGACGAACAAAATGTAACAGGAGCTATTGCAGGATATAATACTCCGGCAGCATTTGCTAAACCAGGTAAATGGAAAAGCAAAAATATTAAATATGAATCTGCAGAGCATGTGTCAAAAAAATATAAGCCCGGGTATTATCAAACTATAGAATTTGATGAAGAAGTTCAAAATGATAAATTTCCATTTGCTATTGATGAAAAAATTTGGTGGAATAAAGAAGTAGAATACCCATCTAAAGATATTACAAATTCGCCAGGAACATCACACAAAAAAGATCGCGACCAGAAAAAAATTACAGCTGAAGATGTTCTCGAAAAAAAGTATCTAGAACTTATCGAAGGATATCGTGATTATAAAAAAGGCGATGTTAAACCATCACATAAAGTAAAAGATTCAATCAGAGAGATTGCTAAAAAATTGCAAGAGATTGAAACTATTATTGGACACACAACAAGATTAAAAACAGAATCTGGAGTTGCTGCAAACGAATATGGGCCAGCAGCATCAAAGGCATTAACAAAAATATCGGAACGATTAATTAAAATATCAGAACGAGTAAGATCATTAGGAGAATAAAAACATGACAAAACAACGTTTAGTAGAATATATGCCGTTTATTCCAATTGGTTCGTTAAATGAATCTAGTGGTGCTGCATATGGAATACCTGGTGGATTTGTTGTGCAAGGTGTATTACAAAGAGCTGGAGCTAAAAATCAAAACGGCCGTATCTATCCTAGAAATATATTAGAAAGAGAATGTCGTAGATATGAACAAGAAAATATATCACAACATAGAGCGTTAGGAGAATTAGACCACCCAGAATCATCTGTAGTAAACTTGAACAATGTATCTCATAATATTTTGAAAATATGGTGGGATGGCGATGATTTAAAAGGGGCTGTTCAAATATTAGAAACTCCATCAGGAAAGATTCTTAAGGAATTATTTAAAGCTGGTATTACATTAGGAATTTCATCTCGTGGCTTAGGATCTGTTAAAGAGTTACGTAGCGAAGGCACGGTTGAAGTACAAGAAGACTTTGAACTTATATGTTGGGACTTCGTATCTAATCCATCAACGCATGGGGCTTTTATGCGCCCTACGCACATGCACGAATCAGTTGGTAAAATGAATACCACAAACAAATATAATAAAGTTAACAGCATCATTACATCAATTTTATGTGAAGATGGAAAATGTAGGATATAATATGAAAACACCAAATTTAAAATACATATTGGAAACAATCTTAGAAGATAAGCCACAACCAATGTCAAAAGAGGAAAGAAACGCATTCCTACAAGAATTAAAAAACTTCTCAGCTCTAGGGGAATCTGTATATGGTAAAGCAAATTTAGAAGAATTAGTAGAACGAGTAAAAAGCATTGTTGAACGCGGAGAAAAAATCATGACCGAAAGTGGAGATTGGTTAACAGACGTTGCACACAAAAAAGCATTTAAACGTCTTCACGAAGATTATGCAATGTTTGAAGAAACATGTCGCGAAATGAAACAATTGCAAGAACGATTAAGTATGGCATATGAAAATATTGGTACCGGATTAAGTCGTTACTATGATGTTAATTAATTTGGACATTTGCAAAATTTTATTTATATTAAAGGTATAAAATGAATAAACTAAAAAAATTATATAAAGAGTTTTTTGGATTAACTGAACAAACGGCAACTAAATCGTCAATGTTTGCTGTATCAGATAAAGATGTAGAAAACATGAAAAAAATGGCACAAGCAGCAACTGCAGTTAAAAAAGCTCTAGGCGAAGAAGAAATAGTTGATGAAGCTCGTTTAGATAATCACATTACTGAATACCGCGGAGGTGTTGAAATGGTAATGAATGATCCTGCTATGGCAAAACAAACATTAATGGATATTATA